CCGAGGGCAACGACCCGCGGCGCTGGTACATCGACGGTCAGGAGTGGATGGAGGGACTGGCGGAGCAGGACACGAAGGGCCGAGGCAAGGACGCTAGCGCCGCGCTCGCGGGCGTAGACGACGCCTCGCTACAGGGGCTCAGCGACGCGGCCAGCAAGATGCTCCAGGCCCGCTCGGCCCGCCAGGCGGCACAGAGCGACTACTTCGGTGCAGCAGACCTGTCGGGGGAGGAGCTCTAGATGCCCGATTATCCCACTCCGCCCGGCGGGACAACGACATCGCCACCGTCTACGTCGCCATCGACATCAACCACGAGTACGACATCGAGCACCTCGGCCTCGACCGGGACGACCGGGCCGACCGATGCCCAGCGGATGGCGCTGGCCCGCCTGCGCTCCTCCTACGAGGAGATTCTGCGGCGCTGGGGACTCAAGGCGGACAAGAACCTGCTGAACCTCATCGAGAAAGGCGTCCGGGGCCAGTGGTCCAGCACGCAGTTCGTCTCCTACCTGCGACAGACCCCGGAGTACCGACAGCACTTCCGCGGGCTCCAGTGGCGCACCGGGATGAGCGAGGCCCAGTACAACTCCACGTTCGCCCAGTACAAGGCCCGCGCCCAGGACATCGGGGAGCGGCTTTCACGCAAGGAGTTCGCGCTGGCCCTCAAGCAGGGTCTCACCTTCGACGAATACAGCGACCGTGTGGACGCGGTGTCGCGCCTCACCACCTACGCCCCGTTCTGGACGCAGTTCCAGCAGGTGCTCGAACTCCGCGGCACGAACGTCCCCGGCGAGAAGCTGACCAAGAAGGAGATGGTCAAGTTCGTCATGGGCCTCGGCCCGAAGAAGTGGGAGAACTTGCTACAGGAGACCATCCTGACGGCTCAGTTGGAGCGCGTGGCGGGCATCCAGGTCGTCGCCAGGCAGGCCGGGGAGACGCCCACCCCGGACTCCTACGAGGTCACCCGGGAGGACATCCTGGGCATCCTCAAGCGCGTCGAGGCGCTGAACCCCGGCATGGAGTTGGAGGAACTGGGCGGCCAGGACTTCGCCGAACTCGGGTCGTTCGTCCGCCAGCACTCCATCTCCTACATGCAGCGGTACGGGCTAACGACTGCCGACCTCATCACCGCGAGGCTGGGTGGTCCGAGGGCGGCTGAAATCAACGAGAGGGCCGAGCGGGTGCGCGCCACGCAGGAGGCGTTCCTTGAGCCGCGTGCCGTGTCACAGGTGCCGGTCCAGCGGGCGCAGCAGGCCGAGGCCGAGGAGGAGTTGCCGCAGAGCCTCTAGGGCAGGGGCTCCTCGTCGTACAGGTTGAACCCGCCCACGTCACCCGTGAGGAACCCCCACACGAGCGCGGCGATGAACAGGCCGCACACGACGTAGACCGCGCCTAGCGCGAGGTAGCCGCCCGCCGTTGCTATCCGGTCCCAGATGTTCATGCCCTGATTCTACTCCGCCCTTGACACGGGCGCCAGGCTTCAAGTGGCGGGACCCTTGCCGGGTCTTCGGATGCCGAGCCCCCCGCCTATCCGCGCAGCGCGGCGAACTGCGTGTGTACCAGCCAACCCAACTGACGCTCCGGCGTCTTCCCTGCATAGCAGGAGGCATCCAATGACGGACCCACTCGAAGACCTCTTGAACAGTGGCGACGAGGAAACACCAACCGACACAGGTACGGGCAACGAATCCGCTGCGCAGGCACGACTCGACCGCGAGAAGGCGAAGTTGAAGAAGCAGGTCGAGGAACTGACTGCGTGGAAGGCGGAGAGGGAGACAGCGGACCGAGCGAGCGCGATAAGCAACGTGTTCGGCGAGGTCGGCCTGAACCCCAAGTGGTCCGAGTTCTACAAGGGTGAAGATGCCACTCCCGACGCCGTCAAGGCGTGGGCGGTGGACAAGGGCTTCATCCAGGTGGACGAGGACGCGCCTGAACCCGAAGTCGAGACACGCGGATTCACCCCCACCGTCGTCGCTGAGGCACAGGTTCTCGGTACCAAGTCCTACTCCTTCGAGGAGTGGAAGAAGGTCGCCGAGACCGACGAGGCCAAGGCCATGCAGCTTTGGAACTCCGGGCGGGTCCAGCCAGAAGTAGCCCCCTGGGCTACTTAGCTGAAAGGAATCCCGTGGCCTCAACAGGCAAGGCTGCGCTCGACGTATCTGTCTTCGCTGCCATCGTGCAGTCGGAGATGGTGCGCGAGCTCCGTCCGGCCATGACGAGCCGCGAGTTCATCCGTTTCGCAACGAAGGGGCCTTCGACCGTCGCATCGTTCCCGCTGTGGACCGACCCCGGCGCCGCTGCCGCTCCGACTGACGACCTCTCTGAGATCGCTTCGACCGCACTCGCTGACACCCAGGTGTCGGCCACGGCGGCCGAGGTGGGGTTCAGGGTGGACGTTACCGACCTCATCCGTGAGACCCACGTCACCAACCTGTACTCCGAGGTTGGCGGCATGGTCGCTCGTTCCGTCGCGGAGAAGTGGGAAACGGACCTCGCTGCACTCGTGGACGACTTCACCAACGTCACGACTGCCGCCTCGACGCTGACTTCGACGGACCTTCTGGCCGCCGTGTCCGCGCTGGAGCAGCGTGACATCCCCGGCCCCTACGTGGGCTACCTCGACCCGAAGCAGACCGGCGAACTGCGTGAGCAGATTTCGACGACTTCCTCGTCCTACGCCGTTGGGCGTGACGGTGACCTCGTTCGCCCGTTCGGTGACTCCGGCTTCTTCGGTACGTACATGGGCCTGCCCATCTGGCAGACCTCGCTCGTCGTTACGACCTCCAGCCTCGTCGGCGGGGCCGTCTTCAACAAGGACGCGCTCGGCTGCTACGAGTTGTGGGGTCCGCGCATCGAGACGCAGCGTGACGCTTCGTACCGCGCTCTGGAGTTCGTCGGGACGCAGTGTTACGGCTTCATCGAAATCAGCGACACGCGAGGGCAGACGGTCAAGTCGGCCGCGTGATGAAGGACTCGGGGAGGGTCGGCGGCGAGAACCCCGACCCTCCCTGGGCACAACGGCTCCCGGTCAGACGGAGCAAGACCGAGCCCCGGGAAGAAGGGTAGGCAATGGCATACACACTTCCGAACATCGGCATCATCCGCCCGTGGGAGTTCAGCAAGAACCGGTACATCCACCGCCGCATCCAGCTCACGGTCGGCGGCTCGGGTAAGGGCGGCGGCGCAACAACGGTGGCATCGGACACACTGGGCATCCCGTGCCCTGGTCGCCTAATCGGAATCACCTACGGCACGCAGAACCTCACCGACTCGCTGTCGGGTGCTCCCGTTGCAGCGACAAGCGGTGCTCTGGTGCTCAAGGCCGAGACCACGGCCGGTGTCCAAATCTTCACCGACGCCGATATCTCCTCCGTCCCGACCACCCCGCCGCTTGCCTTGGGGACGACATCGCTAGACGAAGCCTTCGCGGCAACGGCCGCCACTGACGCTTTCAGCGGCGGGTTCCCCGTGCGCGGGGGCGTGTTTGCGACCGTCACGTCTGGTACAGACACCGAGGTCATCTTCGTGGACTGCTGGTTCCGGCTCTGCACCTACGTCAAGTTGGAACTGTCCGCACAGTCCGGTGCGGATGGCACGGGTGCAGTGACCCGCCTGGTTCGTCTCGGCAACGCCGGCACGCTGTCGGCCGTCGCTGTGGACTACCAGAACATGCCGGTCACGACGGACATCCTCATCAAGGCCGACAACACGAACGGGACCACGTTGTTCACCCGCACCTCCTCTGCAACCGACATCGCGCCGAGCCTGGTGGGTCGTCCTGGTTCAGACGAGGCTATCGCGGCCTCGGCTGCGACAGACGGCACGGAGAGCGGCAACTTCTTCAAGCAGGGGCTGTTCATCGACGTGGCGCAGGCGGACATCTTCACGACCGGCAACGAGAAAATCGTCCTTGAGATGTGGATTGACGACTAGATGGATGTCGCGGTCGGCGTAAACACGTACTCGCACGTCACGGCTGAAACGCTACTCAGCCTGGCGAAGACGTGGAACGCCCACCCCGACGACTTCCAGTCCCGCCTCATCCTGGTGCGAGGCGGTTGCGCTGACTTCGCGGGTACGCGCAACCGCCTCGTGCGGGAATTCCTGTCCACCGGCATCGAGTGGCTGCTCATCGTCGATACCGACATGGCCTGGGAGCCGGAGGACTGGGAGCGCCTGCGGGACAGCGCGAGCGAGGATTCGCCCATCGTGGCGGGCCTCTACTTCGTGGACAACGACCCGCCGAACCCCTGCTGCGTCGTGTTCGACAAGGACGGGCGCAAGTACGCCCCGGCGTTCACCGAGGACTCCGATGAACTCGTTCGGGTTCACGCCTCGGGCCTGGGGTTCTCGCTCATCCACCGCGACGTGTTCCTCAAGTCCGGGGACATGGTGAACGACCACGAATGGTTCGAGCACGGCACCCGCACCGTAGCGGGGGAGACGATGAGCGAGGACTACGCCTTCGCCGCCCGCGTCGCGCAAGCGGGGTTCCCCATCTACGTGAACAGCAAGGTCCGCGTAGGTCACGTCAAGTCCCACGTAATCGGGTGGGACCAGTATCGGGAGCAGGTGGATGCCCAAGAAGAAGGCAGCGATGCACAAGATGCCGGGCGGTCACATGATGGCCGACGCGGCGATGAAGAAGATGATGGGCGGCAAGAAGATGGCCGCCAGCAAGAAGATGAAGAAGCGCTAGTCAGCACCAAGCCATCCCGGTGAGTACAGACCCGCAACCTTAGGAGGTTGGTCGTATGGCAGAGAAGCAGCAGTTGAAGAAGCTCCCCGGATTCTCGCAGGGAGTCAGGGCGAATAGCGCGATGCGGATGATTAAGCTCGCGGCGCCCATCTGTCCCAACTCGCAGCGCAAGCGCGGCTCAGACGGCACGTTCGTCGAGGTCGGCCAGAACTGCCAGCTTTCGGGCGGTCGCTGGTGGGAACTCTGCGAATCCCTGGGCCACAACCCGTACTACACCAAGCGCACCTACTACGAGACGGTGGACATCAAGGACGAGGACGGCTTCATCACGGGCACCAAGAAGCGCC